TTGTGCCAATCCTTCATATCCACATTGGACTTTCGGATAACGAATAGGGTCCTTTGTATGATATATAACATTCGACTTTTTAGCCATCTGTTTGATATCAACTCCATCAACTTTTTTAATCGGCGGCATTACTTGTATAAATTAGTTTTATAATAATTTATCGCTTCTGCAAGTATAGGATTATTGTCAAATGATTTATACTTATCAAACGGGTTTTCACTGAATGATTCTTCGTCATTTGGAACTCCTGCTTCTTCTGATTCTCCGGGAACAGACGCTCCATACATCTGCTGCTGTTGTTCAGCTTGCTTTGCAGTCTGATAAACTTGATTGATAATGATATCGTTTTCTGGGTCAAGTGGTCTTCCTGAATACTTCTGGAATATATCTTGCATTGCAACCATACCTTTTTCAAGTTTCTCAGCATCAAGTTTTACTTGAGCTTCTTCATCTTCAACCTCAATACCAGTAAATGAAAATTCGAAATCTTCATCAAGCTCACTTACGATATATTTCGTAATCACATTCTCCAGGAATATAAGAATAGGTTTCAAACCTTTCTCTCTACTATGTTGCAATCTGGCTTTTTGACCATCTTGTCCAAAGATTTGAGCTTGGTCTTTGAATTGGAATCCTAATTCCGTAGGGTCTATTCTATAGACAGAACAACTCATTATAACCAAGAATTTCAACCAATCATTGAATTCCATATCACGGTTTCCTTTCTGGAGGTCAATCCATTCCAAATCGATACCATTGATAACCGGTACCCTATGAGAATTCTCAACTCCCCTCATCGTCTGCATCCATGCCTGACGAAATTCATTCAATGTTGATGGTGAAATATTCGCATTCTTTACATTAATAAAACCTTTTGGTTGAGAACCTTGTTTGAAAAATAATCCATTATAACTCATTCCCCATAATATCCATGTAATAATCTCTACAAGAGTTTCAAGTTCACTTGTACCATATCCATTCTTACGAATATTAGAAGTTTTGTTTCTAATACCAAATCCAAGCTCCCATGGATAATATAAAATTGGTTCTTTTGTCATAGGATTACGAATAATCATATCATCCCATACCATACAATATCTTGGTAAATAACCTTTGAACCTGTATCCTTCAAAAGCTTCTCTTTGTCTTGGGTCAACAGTATCAAGAAATCGAATAAGTGATGCATCAATAGCTCTGAATTTTTTTAATTCCCAATCACGACTCCTGACAACTTCAAATGCCAGTTGGTCCAATGTAAGACTATCGAATGTTATCTTACGAACGAATTCTTGAAAACTATCCAGATTATCCCACTTCTCATTCCATCCTCCGTTCTCAAGGAATTTCACAATATTCTCTATCTTTCTTTTATCTTCGTTAGAAAGTTCATCTTCTTTCTCTTCTTTGAAGAGACTTTTCTTTCTTCGGATAGTATATCCTTCTTTTTGTTCATCTTCAGAAAAATGTAGAAAATTTTGAACTTGCTCAATACGTGTATTAACTATTGCACGAATGATATAAATATCTCCCATTCTCCGAAGAGTAGAAAATGATAGAACTCCCTTTGAATCTTTGAATCCTTTACCATTCCCCGCTAAATCATTAGGGTCAAAGAAAACAGATTGTATATGAGGATTCGTCTTATTGATTTCGCCTAAATACAAATTAGCTTTCAACAACTCTTCCGTATCATTAGAACTCAAAGCTGATTGAAGTTTACTTTGGAATGCCATAGGGGCTGCTTTTTGTATCGAATCAAGTTCTTCTAAAGAAAGTCCAGCCAGACTCGATAAAAAGTCTGGCTTTGACTTAATTTGAGAATTTCGTTTATTTCTTTTTCCCATCGTCAGATAATTTTAAGCTCCAGCTAATTGCGTTAAAGTAACAGTCGCTGTCTTATTTCCTTCTGTTGTAGTAACCACTGCTGTTCCAGTTCTCTGTGCTCCAGTATTTGCTGCTGCCACTACTGAATATTCCGAAGACCCTTTTGTAAATCCTTCACCCTGGACTGTCGTAGTATAAGTTACCGCAGAAGGAATGCCGCTATTACTTCCATTAACCTTCTTCTGTTTAGTAGCTGTTACTCCGAATATTTTAGTCTCTCCTGCTGCCGCAAAAGAAAGTGTGGTTGGGTCTACAGTACATGTATATTCATAGGTAACTGTCGCTGCAAGCTGTGTTAACGTAACATTTACCGTCTTGTTGCTTTCAGTCTGTGTAATAGTAATAGAACCGTTATTATCTGTTTCTGCCTTATTTTCAGCCGCCACTATACTATAATTCTCTCCATTAGATGTTTCAGATGAAGTCTGGCTGAATCCAGTTCCGGTAATCTGTGCAGTCGTATCTACCTTCTCGACACCACCGGAAGGCTTGCCGTTGACTTTTTTCTGTCTTGTTGAAACAATTTGTAAACTCTTCGTTTCTCCAAGCGCTACAAACTGTATGGTCTGTGAATTGGCAGACAACGCATAATCATATGTCACTATAGCTGCATTCTGTGTAAGTGTCACTTCCGCAGTCTTTCCACCATCCTGCGAAATAGTCGCTTTTCCTGTTCTCTGTGAGCTTCCGGTATTCTCAGAAGCTTTCAAATTGTAGTTATTTCCGCTTTCCTCATAATCGAACCCTACGCCTGCCAGTTCTATATCAGTAGGATATGTTTCTGGCTGCTGTTTTACTCCATTCAGAACTTTTGTTCTTGTAGAGGTAACAGTGACAAGCTTTTCACCTCCTGCACCGTCGAACGTTACCGCTGTCGGGTCTACTGTAAGCGCATATTCGTAGGTTACAGTAGATGCAGCCTGGTTGCATGTAATCTGCAATGTCTTTCCGCTTTCATTCTGTTTAACCGTCACTACCGCTTTTCTTGTCGTGTTGTTGGGGTTCTCGTCAACCGTTACTTGTCCTCCACCGTCAACCTTGAATCCTGCCCCAGATATTGAGAATTCCACTGGTACACCTTCCGGATGTCCTACTGGTTTCCCGTTCTTAAAAGTCTGCTTAGAAGACGTCACCACGCACATATCATCACCTCCCTTTGCAGGGAAATTGAGTGTAGGTTCTTTAGTCTCCAATACGTATTCCACAACTTCCTGCACGTCCGACAATACCGCGCCTTCTTCTCCGAATCCTTCCGGATATGAGATAAGCTTAACAAGCGCCTTAAACGCCCATTCCTTGAACTGTCCTATATTATAAGTATGACCAGCTTCAATTACAATACCGATAGACTTATAATATTCAATTGCTCCAACAACGTTTTCAGTTACAAAAACATTCAACTGACTGTCTAAACCATCAGTTATGACAGTCAGTTGTTTGGAATTATCTTCTGTTGTAAATAATAATCGTAACATAATCCTTATGCGTTTTCTGCTGTCAATTCCTTACGCCATGTATTATCGTTAGCTATTATAACCACGTTCAAGTCTTCCTTTGCATCTAAACCAAGGTCTTCAAGTGTAAATTCCATCGGCTTGCCTGACATTATCTTTGCAGTAAGTGTTTTTCTATCACCGCGAATTACACCAAATCTTCCGACACTCTCATTCAGATTTACATCATTAGGGAAGTAAATATCCACATCCTTAGGAGCAGGAACAGTTGTTTTAATTGTAATTACACACGCATTTTCATCATTCCATTCTGCTGTCACTGCAACAACCTCATTTAATCCCTGAGGATTCAATTCGAGAGTAAGTGCTTTATTTTCAGCAAAGGCAACGAGTTCTTCGTGCATTACAGATTCACCTACTTTCCAAGGAAATCCAAGTTTCAATAGAGCATCACTTCCACTTACTTCATCTTCTGTCACACTTACATCACCAGGAGCAACAATTCCTCTGATTTCTGTGATAAATACTCTTTTTTGGTCACAACTACCGTCAGTAACAACAACTGTATCGATTTTCTTATCTACATCAATATATCTGTATAGTCTCATAATTTAATTCCTCCTTTTATTTATATTCAAAATAATCATTTACTATTTATCTTTCCTTTTTGAAAACCATTTTCATCGAAATCAGCCAAGTACTTCTTAATTCGACTTGGAACCAAATTTGGGCACAATTTAGAAGTATTTTCTACAATCGAAATTGATTCGCGTATAATCAACGCATTACATACAACTGATTTAAACCAAGTATATGATTCTACACTTCCTCCTTCAATCGTAAAGTTACCTAATACATGCGAAACAATCAACAGAGCGCTATAAATAATTAGCTTCATTGCAATCATTCCGAACCCTTTACTTGAAAAATCTTTATTCTTCAAATGAAAGACCCAACTTACTAATGTATCAACTACAACTAATATCATTAGATATTTTAGGAATTCCCAATCACGGAACATATATTGCTCAATAAATGATGCTGTATTCGAAAATGATATAGGAATACTTAAAAGTACCGGAAAATAGAAACTATAGATATAATTCTTGAATTTACTTATATGTTTCATTTTAAACCTCAAGATTAATTAGTCTTTAAGAAGACTTTGAACGAATTGAGTATAAATTTCTCTTCTCTTTATATCGTCAGTTGCTTCTCTCCAAAGATTCCTTTCTTTTTCATCATCACTTTTATCATAACCTTTTTCTCTGAAAGACTTTACTCTATTTTCAAACCAATCTTGACCATCATTCATAATTTTCAATTCAGACTTAATCGCATCTTTATCTAATTCTTCAGGTTTTTCAGCTTTGATTTTACTAAGTTTATTTTCACTTTCCTTTATCTTATTCAATTGATTTTCATACCATTCTGTCTTTTTCAATTTTTCAAGTGGTAAATAAAAACTATCATTTTTACTACGATATTTAGACTCTTCTTCAGCATTAAAAAGTTCTTTCTTCAAACGGAAATTCTCCATCAATGCTCTATCGTAGTCACCTAAAAAACTTGAAGTCTTTTGTTTTACACTCTTTTCATTTGACGCTTCTTTCTTATTGGCTTTTTTAGGACTAATTCCAGATGCATCTATGATTTCATACACATCTCGTTTACTGAGAGAATCAATGCCTCCATCTGAATAATCTTCTTTGACTGCATTCCATAATT